TGTTCTTCACCTTCGAGTTGCCTGCCTTGTAATATGCGTACTGCGTTCCTTCTCCAGAAACGGAGTAGGTGGTGGAACCGAAGATTTCGATTTCGGCCAGCAGGAAGCAGCTGTCGGAGACTGTTTCCGTACCACTTGAAGAGCCGCCGCCAGTGCCGGAAACTTTATTGACCGGCTTGATGGCTGTCTGCCATGCTGCGGGCAGATACCCCTTCATAGTCGCCATCGTCGAGGTGCGCATAGCGCTACTCTTCCAGCCGCCGCTGTTTGTGTTAGAACTGTTCATCACATAGGTCGTTGCAAACAGGTCATGCATCTGGAATGTGATACCAGCCTTGCCGGTCTTGGTGGTAGCACCATACGCGGTAGATGTTGTCAGCGTATCATGGTTAAAACCAATTACATCAAAGGTGTAATTCGTACCATTCAGGGCGAGCGTCACCTGGTCGCCAACACTGACCTTACGATGAACGCTGCCGAAATCAATGTACACCGTGGATGTCGCGTTTGTGATGCTACTGTTGTTAGAGATTGCCTCAGCAAACAGCGTTACATCCGATGCTGCTACGCCGGAAAGACCGGATGTATAATTCACGCCAGAAGTAGCCGCAGTGGAAGCCGTAGGCTTGAAGGATGCAGTCACAGCGCAGGTCTTGCTGGCGGGTGAGGTATGGTTTGTGCCAGCCGCAACACTGATGGTAATGGTCGCATTGCCAGTCGTGTCATTCACGCTGGAAACTGTAACAGTCGTGCCGGAAACGGTCACCTTTGCCACGCCCGTATTATTGGAACTCGCACTGACAACACCGTTACCAGCCCGCGTAACGGTAATCGTTTTTGACCTGTTGGAGGCATTCAGCGTAATGGAGGTAGGGCTAATGCTTAAAGAGCCAGCAGCCTTGCCGATTGACCACACAACTGTTTTTGCCGTGGTGCTCCCATCTGACCAACGATAATCCGCAGTCGGAGTAAATGTAGCATTGTAATTACCAGCGTTTGTTCCTGATGTGGTTCCTCCAATGGTGGTCTTGGTAGCACTGTAGTTGCTCCAAGTGGGAGACTGGCTGTTACCGTTATAGGTCAATGTACCGCTTTGTGAGGGGATTGCTGAAATGGTAATACGGTTTGCCTTACCGGTAGTCCGCTGAGATGTAGAAGTATTGATGCCACCGTCTGTAGTCTCGGGATAGAAACTGATATAGTAAGTCGTCCCGTTCGTCAGTCCTGTAATGGTCAGCGGCGTATTGGCGTACTGGTTGCGAGTCGTGACCTTTCGTGTAAACGCAGCCCCAGGGTCGTCCTTGCCGGATGCATAACCACCAGCCTTAACAACAATCGTAGTGCTTTCCCATGTCGCCAGTGTAACACCGTCCGATGTAATGCTTGCAGCGGGGTCAGTCCACTTAACGGTCATTTTGCCGTTGCCAGCTTCTTCTGATGCAGTCATACCTGTCACATTCCAGCTTGAAATGCCAGTGACCTGAACGGTAGGCGTTGCTGTAAATGCATTATCTTCGCTGTCTGTGTAGGCATTATTTGTGGTATAAGGGAAGAACTTATAGTAGTAGGTAACACCGTTGGAAAGACCGCTGTCGCAGAAATAAGATGTTTTGTAGGCATCTCTCGTCTTGCTGTCCAACACTACGGTGCCATCGCGGCGGCTCTTAGGAGCGGAACCGGCCTTGCGTACAAGCAAGGTTCCACCCCATGCTGCAAGCGTAGAACCCGATACCACAATATCGGAAGGGTCAGTCCATTTCACATATACCTTGCCTGAAGCAACAAGCACATTGATATTGGAAACCGCGCCGAGCGTCACGCCACCGCTGCCGGAGCCAGCTCCGCCGGGAAAATTTGATAAAATAGGCATGAAATCATCCTCCTTTTAACCTAACAAAATGATGTAGACTGGAATATCAAATTCGGGCATTTCACCATCTGCGGCGATAGTCAGCTTGCCATCCTCCTGCCCGATAACAGACAGCATTGCTTCTCTGGCAATTTCGCGCTGTTCTGCCGTGGCACTGTGCGCCACCGAGATAGTCCCATTCTGTAAAGCCGTAAGACCTGTTACGGTGAGCTCCTGCGTGTATGGAGCCTCGACACCAACCCATGCAGAGGCGAGTAAAGTTGTATTCACTGCCACGCTGCTATTCGCTTTCTCACCGAGAGCAGCATCGATTTTCACCATATTGGAGTTATCGGTTCCGTTCATCTTTTTGCGCCAGTCAAGGAAGCGGGTCGTGCTGTCATCTTCAAGATAGAGGTTATAGTTTGTCGTGTTCATAAAGGACTCCTTCCCATTAAGACAGCAGAATCACGGTAACGGGAATGTCACATTCCGGTACTGTTCCGTTGGCCGCAATCGTGATAGAGCCTGCACTTTGTGAGCAGACATACAGGCAGGCTTCCGCAGCTGCGGCAAATTGTTCATCAGAAACACTCTGTGAAATGCCAATTACACCATTCTGCTCTGCGCCAAGCCCAGCAACGGTCAGCGTCTGCTGACCATTTGACCAACTGCCTGCCGCCAAAGTGGTATTGATAAATACGCTTGCGTCACATTTCCCTGCAAGCGCATTGTAGATGTCTTCATCGTCAAACGGGAGCTGTGAGTAGGTCTTTGTCCCATCACCAATCTTCCTGCGAACGCTACCGCTGGCCGTATCGACAATGATGATTTCCCCGTCCAGAATGACAGGGTTACTATTCGTCCAGTTTGCGCTCGTATCTCGTTTGAGTCTGATTCGTGTGTTAAATTCAGCCATGTAGGTAGCCTCCTTTTAAGCGAAGTCCCCGTCGTGTGTTATACACGGCGGGGTTGCTTTTATTTTATCGGGTCTCAGATATTCAAAGTGGCGCTGCCGCAGTTGAAGATGATATAACCGGAAGCCTGCTTCAACTCGGTAATATCGTGCTCATGGTTGCCAGCAGCCTTGCTGTCCCAATCCGCAACCTTCTCGGCGGAGATGCCGTCAAGCACAGTCTTGTTTGCGTGCTCATGCTGCTTAGTAACAGCGCCGTCCCACGCATCGACCTTATCCTGAGAGATAGCGTCGAGAATAGTCTTATTCCCATGCTCGTGAGCCTTCTGTTCAGCAGCGTCCCACTTTGCCTTATCGCCAGTAACAATCTTGTCCAGCTCAGCCTTATTCGTATGGCTATGAGCCTTGCCGATAGCGGTCTGCACATCAGCGTGGAGCTGTGCCAGAGTCACAGAGCCTTCCGTAAGAGTAGCAGTTACCTTATGGTCGGCGCTAACATCAATCACAATCTGGTCGCCAACTTTGGAACCAGAAGTGACATACTCAATCAGGCTGTCAACATTGATGTAGATGTTGTCTTCAGTAGCGTTGGCAAGAACCAGATGCAGGTATGTACCAGCCTCGCCCCATGCACCAGCCTCAGCCTTTGTCTCAACCGTACCAGACTTCACAACCATATCCTTCGGGATATCGATGTTCACATCCAGATTGGTTGCGGTCTGCTTGATGTTATAACGCTTTGCGATGCCTTCGGGTGTAGAGGCGGTAACAGCAACCGTATAGTCGGTCTGCGCAGGAATAGCACCGACCTTCTCATCCACATAACCCACAACGGTGGTAGCAGTCACACCGGCGGGCAGAGAACCGACCAGCTCTTCCAATGCGTCCACATCGGCCTGGGCGTCTGTACCGGCTTTCTTGGCCGCAGCGATAGCGGCGTCTTTACCATCGGCGTATGTCTTTGCATTGTCCAACGCGGTAGTGGCAGCACCGGCGGCATCGAAAGCGCCCTCATCCTTATAAGCTGCCGTGCCCAGACCATGCACCTTCACATCAGTACCATTGAACTTAACGGTGCCATTGGCACCGCCCTCAACCAATGTATAAACGGTCTCATCGGGGATGGTGATAGTGCTCACCAGAGACCATGTTGAACCGCCCTTTGCCTGAGAATACAGATGGAATTTGCGAGCATTGTCCGCATCAACCTCCAGCTTGTACTGGGTATCAGTGTCCTGAATTTCGCCGGAGATGTAGTCGGATAGGCCGGTAATCTCATTAGCGGAATAAGTCGGCTTATTCTCAGCCTTTGCCCAGTCGTACACATCGGCAGCCAGACCAGCGGCAAACTGCAGCTGGCTGAACTTTGAAGAGCCGTCACCGGCCTTGAACAGGATGGCAGGCTCTTTAGCCACAGCCCCGGTGGCGGCAGGCACAACAACAACCGCGAGCTCACCTGCCAGCAGCACAGGGTCTTTTTCAACCCAGTTAGCATAAGTGTCATACTTCAGGGAAATGCGGGTATTAAAAGTAGTAGTAGCCATATAAATCAATCACCCTTCTTCATTGTTATAAAGATAGGGCGGGAGAGTGTACCTCCCGCCCATAAACGATGTGCTTGCTTACACAGAAGCGTTGCCGCCATCAAGAATCAGCGTATCACCCTCGGACTGCACCAGCTTGCTCATATTCAGGCTGTTGACCTCCATGCTGCCATCTTCCGCAACGGCGACCTTATTCTCATCGGCAGAGCTGGTAACAACGCCCGCAGTCACACCTGCAACCGGAATATTGACGGCCTTTTCGGAAATGTCCAAAGCGGCGCCGTTCAGCTTAACGATTTCAATCAGGTTCTGGTTTGCGCCAGCTTCTACGCCATCGAGCTTTGCTTTTGCTTCATCGGTAAAATCATTGGTACTCAGACCCTTGCCCACGACCTTATCGACCTTACCAGCAAGAGCGTCGGGAAGGCCAGTAACCTTGGCCTGAGCGACCTCCTTGACTTCGAGCTTGCCTTCCGCAGAAACAGTGAACTCGTCAGAAACACTCTTAACGAAATTCGCTTCGGCATCATCGGGGAGAGCAACCAGCTTCTCTTTCAGCGCAGTCGTGAAGTCCTCAGTGGAAAGACCCTTGCCATCCACCTTGTCAACCTTGTTGGCAATAGCAGTAGCAATCGCCTCGTTCATCTGCTCGGTGGTGGAGTAGCCATCAAGATTGACGCTCACATCATCCAGACGGACGACTGCATTTTCCACTTTGGCGTAGATGTCATAGAACCCGGTATCGGCATTCATCACAAGATAGAGAACATTATCCTGCGCCTCAGCCGCTGTGGGTACAGCGCTGGCCTTCTTGAAACTGGCATGACCGGTGGCGGCGATGGCCGTCTGGATTGCCTCTGCGATTGCGGTGGCGGTCATAGCATCCGTGATGCCGTAACCCTCCAGCGTTGTGGCCTTATCAGCTTTGCCGGTCTGAAGATTCTGAATGTCCTGTGTATGGCCTGCGACCGTGTCAGCCAGACCGGATACGGTGCTGGTGTCAGGCGTGTACCATTCCAACGCAGTACCAGCCGCGTTGATGCGGGGCTGCTGACCAGCGGTGGCGGAATTGAATCCTTTCAGCGTGACCTTACCATCAACAATTTCGATGGACTTGTCATCGCCCAGCACAACGGTACCGACGGCCTTCAGCGTCTTATCCGGCTGGATGATATACAGGTCTGCGGCAGAGTCAGTCACAACGCAAACATTCTCACCATAAAAATAAACGCCGTCCGAACTACCAACTTCAACAGCGGCGGCGGCGGCAGCCTGAGCGGCGCCCAGGGTAGAAAAGTAATACCGTGCGTCCAGAGGGAACGCAGTCTGCGGATTAAATGAAACCGCAAAATTCAGTTTACCGAAATCAGCCATTATGCGTCACCTCCATGTTAAATTGTGACCTTGTAGGTGTTGGCGGTATCGTTGGCATTTGCCATGTCCATCACATACACCTTGTAGTCAATCGCCTGATAGCCGTTTGCGCCCTCAACAGAGACGACGCTCTTGGTGAAAGCAGTCTTGACTTCGGCGTTCATACCGTTCACATCCTGCACAGAGCTGACATCACGCAGCGTGGCAGGGTAAGCAAACACAACGCGGATTGCACCGACAGGAATCGCAAGATTGAAGCTGTTGCCAGCTGCCAGAGCCTTACCGCTCTTGCCGCTCAGGCCGCGAACCAGCGCAGAGTTCACCTCGCCGTCCTTCGCCTTCAGCGTACCGTAGAAGCTATTGCGATAACCGGTGATTTTGCCCGTTGCCTTGCTCTTGTTACCGGCAGCAATCTTACCGGCTGCATACTCGTTGCCGAGATTCGTTACAGGGACAGCACCCTCACCGTGAGTCGCCGTAGCGGTAATAGCATAGCTGGTAGCATCGCCAACCGTCAGCTCATCAAAGGAACCAGAGGCGGTATCCTTGGTGGCAGCGCCATCCGTCACACTCCATGCGGTAGCCGTGATGCCAGTTGCGGGGCCGTATGTATAGCTGCCTGCACTCAGAGAAGCAGTGTATGCGGGAGTTACTTTTGAACCAACCTCATACGCAGCAATCTGCTTGCAGGTAATCGTCACGGCAGGCTGGGTAGCGGTAGGATTCTTTTCCTTCGCCAGAATAGAGGCCAGTACATCCTTGACATTCTTGCCGGAGGCAGCAATCGTACCAGAGCCGGAACTGGGAACGGTCAGAACGCCGATGGCTGCTGTATAGGTAAGGTCATCGGCGAAGTACACATTCTCTGCGCTATAGTTGCCATCCATAGCAGCCCACACGCTGCCATCATAGACATAGGCAGTATAGGAATACTTGCCACCGGCAATCAGCGCCTTGACGACGAAGATATCGTCCTTCTGAGCCTCGGCACCAGCGGCTGTCAACACGCGACTGATAACATCGGTGTCGCTCTCGCCGTCACCCTTTACGCCCTCATAATGTGCGGCCTGTCCGCCGCTGATTTCCTTCAGATTCTCATAGCTGGTGACGCCATCGCCAATCTTGAGCGTGCCCAGTTCCAGGTCAAAACAGGGCTCGCCTGCGGCAGGCACAACATCTTTGTTGGTCAGCCAATTCGCCGTGGTGTCACGCCGAACCTGAATTTTAGTCTTCATAGTTTTATTAGGCATAACTTTCCTCCTTCAAAATATTTTGCAGAATGGTCTCATTGAATACCGTGCGCCGTTCCGCCGTCAATGGTTTTAATATCCTCAACGCTGATTTCACCGGAACCAACAGGGGTTAATGCACCTTCGTCAGAAACAATGTAAGGCACCCAGTCAGAGCCGTTATGCACAGAAATAATATTTCCATCGCAGCCATAGGCATCTACCCATGCCTGCGCTTCGCTAATGGTCGCAAACTGCTTGCGCTCAGAGATGCGCTTCATATTACCGGCAGCGTCATAGAAAAACAACTCTGACTCCTCTGCGTCGCTTGTGATAATCAAACTATCCTTTGGTATCACACCAGACGCAATCGCGCTTGTAATCTTTGACTTCTTGCCGTATGCAACCCTCACACCCATCTCATCTCACCTCCCATTAGCCAAAATAAATAACCGCTTCAGTATCTGCTGTCGGGTCGTTATTCTCATCTCCGAAATGAATCGTCTCGTCGTCGTTGACCATCTCGCTCATATCGATGGCATCACCAACACGCTTCCCATTGGATAACATCTGCAAGACCTTCTTCTCAGAGTCGTAAACAAGGTTATCGCCTTTTTTATCCATTTCCACACGGATGGTTTCCACGCCGTTTTCTGTCGTCTCCGTCTGTTTCTGCAAAGCGTAGATGGCAGAGAGCTGATGGTCACAAATGTAGTCATCCATGTTTTTGGAATCTTCCACATACAGCAAGCATTCACCACTCTTGGCGATTGTCGGGTTAGATGGAGTCCCGGAAAAAATCTGCAACCAGGTACATACCTCACCGGGGTACTTGCTCAGCCGACAAGATACAGGAAAGACATACTGGTAATATGCCTCTTTATACTTTTCCTCTGTTCGTTCCAGGCGAACAATGTCAGCTACACCGTCTGCGCGAATGTAGCTCAAATACGGAGTGGCAGCCAACATATCCACCTCGCCGACCTGCAACGGAATCAAATAAACGATTTTCTGATTCAGGTTATCGCCCCGATAAATAGGCTCATTCACTGTCATAACGAGATTCATACTCTCGTCCAGTTTGATATAAATCACTCATATCACCTCCGTTTCTATAGAATGACAAAGTCAACTTCGTCCAGCGTCATGTTGTTAAATTCTGAAAGCTCGTCTGCGTCCATTTCAGCAAGCAGCCTATGACGCTTCAAAATAGGGCTTGCACTCACGCTAATGTCAACCGCCGTTCCATCCGTGGCAATAAACTGCCGAATGGACTCTGTGATATCTGCCAGAATACGCAGGTTGTTCTCTACAAGTTCATATTTCCGCAAATGCTCACCGGACACTTTTGCGTCAAAAGCCACACCACCATACGCCCTGCCAAAAGAGAAATGCAGCTCTGTACCAAGAACAAGAGCCGCGATTTCCATGGCCGTACTTGCGGTACTCGTTATCCGGTAGCAGAGATTCACCATCTCCGCTCCAGGCACTACTGGCGCATCCACCTTGATATAGTCGATTGCCTGTGTCCCAGATACAACAGCATCCAACACAATGCTGTCCTCTGGGGACATCAATCCCCATTTCAGCGTATCACGAACGCCTCCGTCAAACGCAATGGCCGTATGCCCGTGTCCAAGTGACTTGGCAATATTTGCAAGAAGCGGAGCCGCATTCAAAATCATGCAGCTCTCCGCTTCTGCAAACATCGTTTCCAAAGCCGGAATATCCTCAACCGCCAGCTCAACAGCGCTGGCTTCTGGGTTCATGATGTAGTGTGTCTGAAACACTGCGTCGGCACTGATAGCAGTACCCCAATTCAGTCTCTCATAGCAAGTCTTAATCATCTTGTCAATGTGCGAGACCAGTTCGGAGCCGAACTGCATCGCTACAAACTTTTGCAAGGTATAGCTTTCAATGCAGCTTTCCAAAATGATGCGGTTGGTGGCCGTGAGACCGTCACGATATGGAAGGGAGTAGACGATAAGGTCGCATTCAGTGATGCGCCTTTTCAGATAAATATCAAACTCCTTTACCATATTGCATCAGCTCCTTGTTACGCAGGGTTCTGGGCAGACAGGCTTAAATACCCTTCCTTAATGGTCATAATGGTTGCCGTCTCAACGCTTCTGGGCGTGGACAACACGCCATACATCAAAAGGTTGCCGCTGCCGACGGTATCGGAGTCATAGATAACAAAATGGGTAATTGTACCCCAGCTTGCAGTACTCTCGTTGAAGTTGATTGCCTGTGTGTTGGTCACAACGCCGGACGCAGGTTCACTCAGAGTAGTCAGCTTCACCCTTGCGTAACCAGCAGAGGTAGAGGGTTCATTCACATTCGTGCCATTAACATTGGGCGCAGAAGTGCTCAGACCAATGTAGTAGTTGCTGGGAATCTCGGGACTTGTTTTGGTTCCGAAAAGATTGCCCGCCGCCAGGTTTAAGAAGTAGGTTGTATTCATAACTGGTTATCCTCCTATTTTCTGATTAAGAACAAAGATTATCTTCGCACAAATTCCTTGTTGATATTGTTATGGATGTAGATAACGCCCTGCTGGGGAATATCTACATTGTTGTCAATATCCTTAATCGTGATTTGGTACACAAACTTTCCAAACAAATCAACGGTGTCATCCGGTTGAAGTGATACGAACAGGATGTTGTAAAAAGTCTCTGATTCGTCCATACGCACGGTCATGGTTTTTGAAACCACAGGAGCACCGTTTTTGTTTACGAAGTTGATAATAGAAAAGTTTGCCGTACAGCCCGTTAGTCCAAACGGTTTTGGATTGGTCTTATCACAATACACATGAAACACCAAATCCTCAGAAGAGCCGCCGACAAAGTCAAGCTCCGGCAAACTGTAAACATTGTTAATCATCATTACCCTCCAATGTTCACAGGGAACTCACAAATGAATTTCACCTCGGCATTTCCGGTTATCTTCAACAGATTGTCGCCCTTGACGAGCCGCATGAACTTCATGTTGAAGTATGGGTACAGGTTCAAATCCATGCTGTCTGTGATAACCTGATTCTTGTTGTCCACATATATAGTTAAAGAGTTGCCTCCCGGCAGCTCTTTGAACTGAAATGTTCGGTTGTTATCCGAGAGGTTCTGGATAGAGATGCCGTCTCCTCCATACATGGTTATCTCCATCTTCGGCCTGTAGAAACCATTATAACTGCTTCGGTTGAATAGGCGAACCTGTGACTGTCCGCTGACTGTATATATGTATTCGTCTGGCAAGGTATAAGCAAATGGCGAATCACAGCTGACCTTACATGAGAAAGCCCAGGGTAAGTCGCCGTAGGTTATCAGCTTCAGCTCTGAAATCGTGCATTTGTATCGAAACGGTTCCATATCATCTTGCACAATCACAAGCCATTTTCTTGTGCTGTGTCCGGTGAGCCATGCCGCAATCGCCTCGACTTCAAACCTATCCAGATTTGCGTTTGCGTCAAGTGACTCCATGTTTGCCCCAAAGACCAGCGTATATTCCAGCGACTGGTTCTGCACCAGCCCATAGGTGAGCGCATCGTATCTTCCCGGAATCCTATCCTCGATGATTTCTCCGTTCTTGAAGCTCACATCATCTTGCCCGTTTGAACCGAAGTGGTAAACCATGAGTCCGAACTCGGAGCAGGGAATATCATCAAAAATGAACTCAGTTCCCCAAAACGCCATAGTCCACCTCCTTGTGATTATGTGAAGTCAACAAAGCCCTCTAAGTTAAAAATATCCGCAGGCGAAAGTGTTTGTTCGCCGAGGTCATTCTCGTCCAGCTTTACAACATCGATTGCAATATCCACTTCCATATTGCACAGCTCGTCTACTTTTACTTTGAATGCAGCGCAGTCGCTGGGGGTTAAGAAGGTGATATTACCATCCTCATTCAGCGTACCGTGGAACTCATCCAGATACTTGCGCTCTTCCGAGAGTGCAAACTGATATGCGTTGTCAACCGCCTGAACCAGCTTATATACCGCATACGCCTTTTTAACAGGCAGCTTGAAATTGTTCAGCTTCATCAGAGACTCATAGGCTCTGTTAATCTTTTCCTGTATCATATATATTTTCCTTTCTTACACACTGAGACTCACCGGCCAAGCTTGGCAAGGTATTCTTCGGCATCCTCAATATAAACACCCTTTGCCAAACCCTGTTCAATGATGTCTCTGTCACTTCTCTTCAATCGTTCTTCGAGCAAATCGGGGTCAAAACAACACAACCCCATTTTCCCATCTGTTTCCAGATATTTTTGATAGGAATCGTAAAGATGCTGTGTACTTTCACGAACCTCTTTAATCAAAGCTGCCGCCTTCATCTTTCCCTCCAATTCTTACTTGTTATTACCGTAACCAATACAAATACCCTGGAAGAAATACATCAGCCACTGGTCAATCGTATTGTTCATATATGGGATTGCATCGGTAATGCCATAGTGCCATCCGGTGTATTTACCGGCGCGGCCATAGATGTAGATGCTCCCGTCACTTTTTACTTGAAAACGCCCCCCGATACTAATGGAAATACCAGAGAGTGTGCCGCCGCTAATTCGGTTGGCGGAAAGTGTTCCTGTCGTAATCTTATTCGCAGATAAATTCGGAATACGCACAGGGTCAAAAGTTCCAGAAGTAATCTTGGAGCAGCTCAGTTCCGGAATACGCACAGGGTCAAAGGTGCCCGATGTAATCTTAGAACAATTCAGTTCTGGAATTCTGGATGTTGTAAATTGCCCAGAGGTAATCTGGCTGGCTGGCAACCCGTTGATTTGGCTTGCGTTTATTTTGCCGACTGTAATACTGTCCGCTCGCAAGTTGGTAACGGTAATATTGTTACAATTCAGCGTACCAGATTTAATGTTACTTGCATTCAAGTTTGTGACACTGATGACATTACCGTTAATGGTGCCCGATGTAATATTGCTGGCATTCAGGTTCTTGATGGTCACATCGGTTGCGTCAATCGTGCCACCGCTAATTCTGTTGGCAGACATAGTGCCCGCTGTAATCTTACTGGCATTGATACTGATGATGTTTGCGTTAGTGACCTGTAATGTTCCGTTGGAGATTTCGCAGCCACCAATAACACCGCTGTTCGCCTCGATATGACCCGAAACACTCACATTGTTTGCAAGCAAATAGCCGTTCTTGTTGGCACGGATATAGCTGCTTGCCGTTCCAAGAGAAATGCCGTCTGTTCCGATATAGATACCGGAAGCGGTACTGGAGAACGAAGGCTTCCCGTTATAAATGGCATCGCTGATAATAGTCCAACCCTGTGACGGCTGACCGATGTAACCACTCAACGCAGTAACCTCACCACTAAAAGAACCGGCTGTAGCATAGATGGTGCCTTTCAGTGTAAGGTTGCCATTGGTATCTGCGTAAAAGAGCTTCTTGCTGTCATCTACAACGCCCTTATTGTTGATAAGCGGATACTTGCCAATCATCAGGCCATGCATCGGGTCTAAGAGAATATGCGAGTTGCTCTTCTCGTTGGTAATGCTGAAGTTGCTGTTGTGCAGCACGCACCCCTCGGCATCTACCTTAAACACCGATACACCGCCGTCCTGCTTTGCACTCTCGATAACAAGGTTGCTACCAGCGAGCAGGGTGCCAACAATGTTGGGGGCGACGATGCCCCAGCAATCTCCAAGATTCTCATCATAGAAGTTACCGATAGCCAGCTCTGCCGTTGACCAGTTGTTGCTGGTCATCAGAATACTGTTGTTGTTCAGCCACACCTGCTTCGGCTCGTACTCTGTGTGTGCCTCATCGCTCCACTTGCGCAGTCGAATACCGGAATCACCCCACGAAATAGCCTGCTCCTTAGAAGACATGATGGCGTTTTTGGATACATCCAGTGCCGTCTTCATAAAATCTTTGACCTTTGTAGAGGCGCCGCTGTCCATGAACGCAGAATAGGTGTATTTGTTCAGGTCTACGCTCTTGCCCATTGAGACGCTTTGCTCCAACAAATCAGCCAACAAAAAGGAACTATCACCAGAAGTATAGGTGTCGCTGAACTCCAGCGTCAGGTCGTTAGGGGAATCAAAGTTTACCTTCACACCTACGCAGATAGGCGCCAGCGTTTCATCTTCGCTGATACCGACATAGAGCTTTTCACCGTGGCGCAGCTTATTCTTAAACTTCACGAAATCATCAAGACATAAGAAGTTTGCTCCCGTCACGCCGAATGTGTAGGATGGCTGCGATATTTTGGTCAGAATTTCGTTGCCATATTCAAACAAATCCCATGCGACAGCACGCTTTTCATACTCGCTGGTGTTCAGCGTGAAGTATAGATACCCCTCACTGACCGTAATATCCAGCTTTGAGCCGACCAACAGGTCTGGAATTTCGGCATCCGCTTTCACATCATGCGTAACGGAAGACACAGTCCCCGTCAAAGAGATACACCCCTTCGGGAAAGACCGGTCACCGGTTGTACCTGCGCCGAGATACGCCGTCATCACAAAACTGTTGTTTGGCGCTTTTTCAAATGCCGCACTGATAACCTCTGCATCAATAAAGTCGGTTTTGATTCTGCCGCCCTTGACATCATAGATTTCCTTATTGCGTGTATTGGTTACATAAGTAATGTTGGCGTTGCTAACACCAATCAACTTGTCGGCAATATGGTTGCCTGTGTCCTCGTCGGTATAGGAACCAGTTGTTTGTGCGACAAAGCTGCTCTCTGATACGGCATCATCCTTCAAGTATCGGTCAAGCTGCAAATACTCCTCCTGCGTGAAGTATGATTTGAAATTAGCTGCCTTATTTATCGTAACCAGTTCACTGTATATGGATGCGGCCTGCGCTTCGATGCTTTTGATTTCCTCGTTCTTGGCGTTAATTTCAGCTTGCTTTGCGGCAATTCTGGTGTTTACATCATCCAATTTGCTTTGTGGAACAAGGTCGCGTGCAATACCCTGGATGATGATTGCCTGTTCGTTTTCCAAAATCGTCCGTTCGCTTTCCAACTCAACCAACGCCGTCTGTTCCGTGGTTTTACGCATAATTTGCAGAACATATTCCACAGACAGATTGTAGTAAGGGAGCTGATAGTTTGCGTAGCTTTCTTTCCACGCATAGTATTTATCAATCAATGCCTGATTAAAGTTGTCGGCATTCATGAAGTAATCCAGATTGATACTTTGATTGGTTCCGCTGGGGTTCACATCACGAATGTTTACGCCGTCGGCACCGTTGACATCCAACCGGGTGACGATGCTCTCCGTATTCTCTTCGACCGTAATCTCTTTTGCAAGATTGGCGTTAGAGATGTAAATTGGATTGGTCGGAACTGCAGAAGAAGCATCCTTAACATTGATTCTGCGATGATAGGTATCAAAGTCAAAAATGCAGTTATATGAAGTCTGTATCGTACCCTTGATAAAGTTATAAAGGTTTTCGTCAGAAACTTCAAAGGTACGATATTTTCCAACAAGATTGTTGTCAATACTCCCGACACTCCACGATGGCATCAGCTCAAGGATAATACCGAGCAGAGTACTGTCCGGTGTAACAGGGTTCCAAAAATTATAGGTGGCGTTTGCCAGTGAAAGCTTTTTGAAAGTAAATTCGTACTCAAGGGAATACCCCTTGCACGCCTTTATCTTCTTCACGCCATCGCCGGTCTCTTTGGGATTCACAAGGATAAACTGGCCGATATTCTGCAGTTCAACAATGCGCATACCAATGACCGCATCATAGTACGGGGTTGGTTCGCCATCCACCTGTGCCGGAAGATTAAACTCAATCACAGAGGCTTCATCATATTTAATATCAGCAGTGATATTCATGGCATAGCCCAGCACGCCAATCGGTACATCGGTCGTATTTTTAAGAATCAGCATTGGCGGTTCCCGCAGGTCTATCTTTGAGAAATCAACTACCATACTTTGAGAAAACCTCCTTTCTGAAATAGGGGAGATACAGTTGCCCGTATCTCCCCGTTGGGTTACTTATGGTTTCAGCCTTGAGCCTCGCGTACTGTTGATGCCGCGCCGCTCAAATGCGCTGTAAAGTTTGTCAATTGCCACATCGGCAATCCGTTCGCCATAGGCTTTTGCGTCCGTGTCGGCCATTTCACCACTATGGGTAATGTTGACCTCGAAGTGCGGTTCAAACACGAGACTCTGTGCGGCACTGCCGATAATGTCTTGCGTCAATCCACTCATGGTGTCTCTGATGCCTGATGACGGAGCCGAGATTGTCGGTAGCGTACCGATAACCACGCCAAGGCGCTTTGACAGTTCCGCCTGGAAATCGATGATACGATACAGGCTCTTCTGCTTAGCATCATTCAGCACGACTTCGCCTTTTTGCAAAATAGCAAGAGCTTCATCCTTGCTGAGGTTTGCTTCATCAACAACGCCGCCATCATGGTATTTGGGAACATTGCTTACCACGGTGCCAACGCCGCTTACACCGCTCACTGCATCGCTGTATTGTCTTACAGCTTCCGCAGCCCGTATCCATGCAGAAGAAATCTCCGCATCGATAGATGCGCCAACAGATACGCTCTGCCCAAGAAGTGTCTGGTAAAATGCCGTCCAGAGTTCTTCGGAAGAACTGACGGTACTTCTGAGCAGCTCTAATTCCGCTTCTTTATCAGACTCGTAGTCTTCGCCCATCTTGTCCAAGGCATTGGTCTGAGCTTCGACAGAGTGGTCTCTCTGTGTGTCTGCAAGGTCTTTCTGCTTTTCTTCCAGCTCCTGCATTAGCGTATTCCGCTCTGCCTGTGCGCTTCTGCTGTCATCCAGAGCAAGCTGGTCGATTCTGGCTTGCAGGTCTGCTATCTCCTTGACCTTATCGGCAATATCAGCTTCATAGTCGAACTCGTCCTTGGCGGACTCAATCATCTCTTTTCTTAGGTTTATAATCTTTTGATAAGCATCTATCTGCTTCTTATAGACTTCCTCGATGTAATCGATGATATTGTTCTTCGTCTCTTGAACCTGATAACCCAAATCCTCAATGGAGCTTGCGGCATCGATGTTGTCATCGTTAAGCTTCTCCGTTACATCTATCAGGCCTTCCGTTTCCTTACGCAAGGCATTGGTCGCTTCCTGCAGCGTGTCATACTTGCCAGCAGATGACGCCGTAAGCTCATTCAGATGTTCAAGGTTCTTAATATACAGCTCATTTGTTTCGCTGTTATACTCGACCTCAAACCCAAGCGCCCGAAGAGCACCGACATTGGATGCGATGGCGCTCTTTTTCAGCTCCATCAAATCCTTTTCAGCGGCCATCTCTTCTTTATAGGCATCAATCAAATCGCTTGATAGCTTAATTTTCTCAGCTGGGTCTTCCGCATACTTCAGCTTTTTCGCCAGAGAGTTTGCCCGTTCTTGTGCGGCCTGCAGCCGCTTCTCAGCTTCGTAATAAGCATCGATATCAGCGATATATTCTTCGACTGTTTTAATCTTGTCTTTTGTATCGCTGTCGCCATCTGAGCTGCCTCCGCTGCTGCTATCGCTTCTACTGCCATAAGAACTACCGGCAGAACCATAGATACTCGTCAGGTCAAGCCCACGCAGCGCCTCAAGGTTCTTGTAGGCGTTGACTGTCCGCTGTTTGAAATCTTCCAGCGCGGCGATACGCTGGGCGGACGCCTGCTCCTGTTGTGAAATCCAATTGTCAAGCGTTTCTGTTCCGACATAGGCTGCTGCACCATCAAAAGTTACGATAACATCCCCAGCATCAATCGAGGTGTTACCTGCGGCGCCAGATACTGCGGACTGGAAGTAGTGAGAAATACCCTGCCAGTTACCAGTCGTAGCATCTTTAACAGCTTGACTCAGTGCGCCCCAAACGCTGGAAGCAATGTTGCGAATCTTGGCAAACAGACTATTGCCGTAGCTGTTGGTTGCCTCAAGCGACTTGGAGAATCCTTGTGTATGTGCGCTTTTAATGGTATTCGCATACGGTTTCCAAATGTTCTCCGTTGCCTGCTGACCATACTCGTTCTCTTTGCCAAGTTTATTATTCAGAGCCTCTTCGTTTACGGTCAGCATACCGTTTTCCATCGCAACATAATTCCGGCCTTGCAGGTCGTTGAGCTCGTTCATTTTAGCGATAAGAGCCTCTTCCTGCTGAACCTGGCCGTTCACAGTCATGTTCTTGATATCGGCAATGATGTTCGCCTTTTCCGTTTCCATCGCAAGCTGGTCGTTGATAACCTGCTCGGTCGCTTTCAACTCTGCGATTTTCGTGTCAAGCTGCGCATCATATTCAGCTTCATTCATCTCAAGAACGCTGTTTAGCAACTGTCGCTGACCATCGATAGACCCATCAACAAACAGGTCTGCCTGTTCCAAAAGCTTCGGATACTGCAAGGCGAGATTGGCGAGCTGCTGCTTTGTCATGGCAGTACCAGAGTTCAGTCTGTCCATTGCAGAGATGATGCTGTCAAGGCCATCCTTCGCACTATCCAGGCCGGATATCATATCGGAGAAATCGAGGGTGTTCACCATATCGGCGTTGGCATATTTCAGCCATTCGATTTTCTCCTGCAGTTCCTCAAAGGTCATGGAGCCTTCTTCGGAGATAATGTTATAAGCGATTTCCAGCTCCTGCGCGGACATTTCGCCTAAAAGCGCATCGTACTTGCCGCCAACGCCGCCGATAGCTTCTTTAACAGCAGCAAGCTGTCGCTCAACCGTGTCGGTTTCTAATGAGAGTTTAAGGTATTTGATGGTATCATCGTCAAACCCGGCTGCTTCAAGGTCGCTGATAATCGCATTGACAGTTTCTTGGAATTCATCAACATTGATGTCACCGGCATCGAACAGCCCCTTCAGGTCGAACAGGCCAGTCATTGCATTTTGTACTTCCGGCGTTAGCTTGTCGATGAAGTCATTTATCTGAACCTTAATATCGGTAATGGCATCTTCATCGGGAACAATCTTTCCCCAGAAGTTTTTCTTCGTAACATCATCAACGCCAAAACGGTCAATAAAGTTGGAAACAATGTTTTGTGCTTCTGTACTTAAATCATCATAAGCAGCGTTGTTCTGCGCAACAAGCTTCAGCTGGTCAGCAACATCCTGATTGGCCTTTTCAAGCCCATCTCGTGCCTCACCATAACGGACAGCAGCGTTCTTTGTCTTTTCGACAGCAGCCTCAAAATCAGAGAGAGACTCGAAGCCAACTTCCGTATAGTCAATAGAGGCCGCAATCTTTCCAATATTGTGAGATACCTGGTCTGCATAGTCGTCCCAGAAATCGCCCCATTGGTAATAGCCGTACTCGTTGGTGTATTTTTCCAGCTCCTTGCCAATATCGGTTACTCCAAGAGCCTTCATAATCTGCTCGGACAAATATCGGCTCTTATTGTCTCCAGAGTTTCCTGCAAACTCGGGCGTCACATCTCTATCATTGACACGGAACATACCCCACATATTGTTTGACAAATCCGTATCAGTGGTTAGAATATCGCTATTTTTCAGCTTATCATAAGATGCTGCATATCCTTTAATAACCTCAGAAAGTTTTTCTGTGGTTGTCATCTGACGAAGCTCGCTCTTATACTGCTGCTCCTGCAGCTCGATAGCTCGCTCAATCAGCTCATTCTTGTCTGCAAGATAACCGTTTTCAATGCTATAGCCTTCTGACAGTGCGGGAGAGATGTCCACAATCGTCTGAACGATTTGCTTATATCGGTCATACTCATCTGCTGTCAGTGAAATATTCTCACCATAGCGAGAGACACCGTGTGAAAGCGTCTCAAACTCTTCCTTCAACGACTGCAATTTATCGATGTTATCGGAGTTTGTTTGCCGGAACTCATTAAACGCATTGGTCAGCTCGTTTGCTTTTTCAATCGCTTCATCGCTGGCGTTAATCAAATGCGTAATGCCCGTGATGATTCCCTGAATCACCAATCCGATTCCCAACGAAATAAGCATATTGATGGCCGTATTGAGCGCCGTTACACCAATCGCGGCTGCCTTTGAGCTTGCACCAAACGCTTTGGTCTCTATGCCAGCCTGTTTGCAGTATGCTTTGTAGCCGGACATGGAGGCTTTGCCGCCCTTCAGAGACTTTAGATAGCCAGACAGAGCGTCGTCAGTACCATCAAGATATTTAATGAATATCTGCTGCGTCTGTATAGATGAGCCGAGAACCTTGTTATACTCGGCTATGTTTTTGCTTGCCGCAGACCAATCCGTAATGCCTCCGGAAAGCCCTACTTTACCGTCAACAACATCAAAGATTCCAAGGTTCTTTCCTTTGGCACCGCTATATGCGGTTACAGCGGCAGTGATTGTGGAAATCAAAGCAGGGAACGAACCCAGTTTATCAATGATTGCGGTCAGTGTTTCAAGAATCGCCGTCCCGCCATCTACAACACCCTTAACAAGCCCGGAGTTTACAAACGATGCAGAGAGTTTTTCAAATGCGGCCTGGAACTGCGCAACCTTACCATTGATAGAGTCGAGATACTTCTCATTTTCATTCAGTGCAGAACCCGCTGAATTCATCGCCACTTCAAGAACAGCCTCCGCATCTGCGAAGTTGTTCAGCAGTGATGCTACCACATTGCTGTTTCTTTTACCGCCAATCATCTCCATGATGTTGGCTTTGGTAATATCCGTAAGGTCTCCCCAAACTTTGGAAAGTTCCTTCAAAATCTGATAAGTGCTCTTGAAGGTGTTTTCGTCCAGCTGAATATCAACCCGTCCGCTGGTTAGCGCAAGAATTTCCTTTCTCAGCTTGGAGACACTTTCTGCCATACCTTCTGTGCTTTCACCAGCTTCTTCCGCTTCGGTCTTTGCCGCACGAAGATACATGGAAACGGTCTTCATAGTTGTACCGACCTTCTCAGGGTCTTGCACAACATTGTTTGCCGCCGTTACCAAGGCAATGCTCTCGTCTAAGCTGTTACCGGCAGCTGCAAGAGCGGACGCTGAACGCACTAATGCGTCGCCCACGCCCTTAGAAGAAATGGCAAATCGGTTGCCGACCTCATTGAATCTGTCAACAATGGTCATTACATTGGCAGCCTCAATGCCGAATGCTTTCATGGTAGAGATGACACTCTCTGACGCCTCGGAAATATCATTGATGCCATCGCCAACATTTTTGTAGACCAGCGCAGCATCTGCTAACTCTGCCGCTTCGCTAATGGAGTAGCCCAGTCTCGCAAAGTCTGCTGTTGCCGTAATCGTATCAGTCAGCGTTGCCCCAAGGCTCTTGGCACGCACAGCCGCTTCATTGAAGAATCGAGTATAGGTCGCTCTGGTTTCATCGGTAACTTTCTTCAATTCGGTCATGGCCGCATCCAGCGCCCGTACATTGGTCACCATCTGCTTGAAGTTGTTGACCATGACCATCAGGCTTCTCGTCACCAGCATCCATCCGCCGAACTTCTTATAAGCGGATGAGATGATTCCTACAAGAGTATTGCCCTTCTTGCCGGACTCCGTAATGGAAGTATCCAGTGCGGCAAAATCAGACAGCAGCTTTCGCAAGTCTGTCTTGCTCATGCTCGTCATACCATCGGCGGCATTCTTACTGTCGTTCCATACACCGAGCAGCTGCTCTCGCATTAGCTTGAGCTGTTCCAGCTCCGTACCGTCAATGCGAGGATTCTTATCAATGTAAGTGCTGACTTTCTTATAAGCACTGATGACCTCGTTGATGGTCGCCATCTTCTCTTTGTTGGCGGCCTCTGCGCTCCTTGCCGCAGCAGCTTCTGCCGCAGCAGCTTCTTCCGCAGCCTGACGCTCAGCGTAAATCCGGTTGATGTTCTCCAGAATGGCTGCGCCTTCTGCTTCAAGACTCAGTCTGTACTCATCGCTTGTAGCCTCTTTGGACGCACGAACCGTCTCCACGCTCATCGCCCACAGGCGATACTGCTCCACCAACGATGCCACACGCTGGCTCTCGCTTTCAGACACACCGCTGTCAACCAGACCGTTCAAGCTTCTCTGTACAACAGTCTTCTGATGCCCAAGCGCCTCCATCTGTACCTTGAACGCTGCAACCTTGCGGGCGGCTTCGTCTGCTGCGTCGCCTGCGTCCTTCAGTTTTGACTTGACTTCGCCGATGTTTTCGGCGGTAAGGGTGACACTTGTCCCCTTATCAAGGTTGATTGTGTTAATGACGGCGCTTAACTGTTTCCTGAAATCAGTAATGGCACCGGCACCGATTTTAATCTTCGACAAATTGACATAGAATTTGCCGCTGTTGCTAATGGCATCCAGTTCCTTACGCAGCTGCTCGCCAAATGTTTTGGTGTCAACTGTCACGGTAGCCTTGATGTTCTTCATGATTTCAGCAAGCTCTTTGCGAATCAGAGCTTCACTGTCACCGTCTGCACCACCGCGAGCGACGCCGATTAGTAACCGTACATCTGCATCCATTGCCATCGTCATCACCGTCCTTTACGAAGAAAAGGCTTGGCACAAAGCCAAGCCTTTCAAAATTTATTGTTCATATATCTCTGCGGCAACCGCAGTTACATTGTAGTCAGAACCATAGTTCCCGTTGAAATCACTGATTGCCTGCTGGATAAACTTGAGCGCCTCACGCTCTTTTTTGCTGCGCACCCATGCAAAGTCTTCGTTGTGCAGCGAACGGCCAATCGCCTCTCCAGATGGTGAGTGACCATCCCACCAACCATATACATAGTTGGATGCGTGGTATCCGTTATTAAACAAAGCCACAATGTTGTCGATTCCGCCATAACTCGTAGCGTCGTTCTCAAGAGAATCACGATGTAGGTCGCCGCCAAAATATAAAGGAACCTCGAAGCCGTCTCCAATACGAATGATGCTTCCGCTGTCCATCTCGTCAATGTGCTTCATCACAGATTCAGGCAGGTCATAGCTTTTAGCCGTCATCTGAAGAACCTGTATAAACTTTGCGGCAGCTTCCCAGCCACGCTTTTCAGGAACGATAGAATCTCCGGCGGCAGTTTTTTCTACGCCGTCTCTGGTGTATTCCGCCATCTTTTCCTGTAAGCGGGCTTGCCCCTGCGGAGACCTAATCCATGCGTTTAGCTTGCTTGACAAGCTCATTCTTTATAATCCTCTCTTTGTTCAAGAAAGGCCTGTACAAGCTTCTGCTCATCTACGCCGCCCTTATCAATAGCGCCAATCAGCTTCGCAACATCGCTGCCGTTTACCCCGGCAAACATCTCTGAAGTCTTTTTGGAAACATCCTCAAAGGATGCCGCAAGCTGCTGCATCTGCTTCTCAATCGCCATGATATTGGTGTTGCAGATGTAGTCGATTTTCTCATCAATCGCCCGAAGGATTTCATCAAACTGGGCGGAACTGATATGCTTGCTCACCATTGCCACAGCGTCCGTGTTGTAAATAAGCGTGTATCGATGCTCCAGATTCTCAGGGAGCGTGAAGTTTGCATATCGAGTCAAGAGGTTACTTTTAATCAGCAGGTCTTTGACCTCCGGCATATACCCCTCATCATGAAAACAACTGGACACAACATTGTCCACAAATGCCAGCATCTGTGCAATCGAAATCGTATGCTTGATAACGACCTCGTTACCAAACCAGTGTTCTGTAGTATTCGGAACAGCCTGCTCCTTCAACACCTTATCAAAAGATGCAATCGAAATCTTCTTCTCTTTATCAGCCATTGTCTGCGTCCTCCTTTTTGTTCTTATTGCGCTTTTGTTCTTTGCGCAAAGTCTGTACGGCCTCATAGTCCAGCCAGCCGCCCCATTTTTTTACATAGGTAATCCATCGATAGCGCACATCTGGATAATTGTGCCAGAACATTTTTCGCTTGATTTTAGCAACGCTGTCCGGACAACCCTTGGTATCAATCACCTCTGTATGTCCGTCGGCATACTCTATGTAGAAATCTGCCACATAGGTAATCGGTAACACCGTCTTTCCATCGTGTGTGAACTTTGGTTGCAGTTCATATTTTTTCTGTAGTTCAAAATGAACCACATCACCGCTTTCCACTCTGGGACAAAGCACATCACGAAAATATTTCATCTCAAGCTGACTGTCGAACACAATTCCTGCGAATGTTCGTTTGTCTTTGTCTTTGTCAACATTGAATTTTGTTCTCGCCATATCTCTCCTAATAGAAAAAGGGAGGGCGGATTACTCCACCCTCCCGGTTACTTATTCCTCTTCCACAGGTTTCTCACCGATAAGCTCAGCATTAACAACCACCTGTTCAATGACAGGCTCTGCGCACTTCTTGCGCTTGGTCTTCTTCTGCGGATTAACAATCCCACGAGATTCGTTAATCTTTTGCAGATAGATTGCACCGCACTCAGGCGAACAAGCTACTTCCTGCCAGCGAAATACACCTGCAGCTCGATTGGCACTACGGCAGGCTTCATATTCCTTACCGCATACCCGGCATTTTTTGACCGCAGAAGCCATCTGTGTCACCAACTTTCTTAGGCAACATCCTCAGCGTTTGCACCGAAGATGGTATAAGTCCACAGGGCGCCGCTGGTGCCGCAGGCGCCAGACAGAGATTCTGCCTCAAAAGCATGAACAGTCTGGTTATCGCCCATCTCGAAGCTGAACTCGCCGTTGAAGTCAGCCTTGGGGATATAGAACTGAATACGGAACACATTGGCGCACTTATCCTCGGCGAAAGCGTCAATGTACAGAGCACACTTGCCAGAGTAGTGGTCGCTCAGGTTCTCCAGAACATCGGCCTGAATCTGACGCATATAGAACACGACAATTTCAGTGCCATCAGCAATCTCGCCCTCGTTGAAGGCAAGCGCCTTGCTGGTGGGATTGTAGGTGAACACGCCCTCGGCAACTTCGGCGCCCTGAGTCAGCGTCTTGCCAAGAGTGCCGTCGGCTTTCTTGACATAAACAGACTCAATCTCGTTGCCGGTCGTACCGACGGCCTTGTACTGTGTGGCAGCCGCATTACCGGTAACGGTAAGATAATCCGTCCACTTCACAGTGGTCTTCTTATTCTCGAACTCGCTGCCAACCTGCAGTTCGAGCAGACCACCGGACACAAGACCATTGGTGCCGCTGACGGTAACAGCCTTGTTCTTCTTCAGAGAGTTCAGCTTGCGACCCTGCTTACCGGTAATATCGGTCTTCTCCTGAGTCTGTGCAATGGTCGCATTCTGCAGCTCATCCAGAGTGAACTTGTAGGCGCCTGTCACGATATCAAAAGCATTGATGGTCTCAAGGCTGGTGATAGTGATATCATTGATATTCATATAGACATTCCTCCTATTTATGGGTTAGCCAATTCCAATCGTCTTGGCTTAGGTCTTTTGCGCTGACTGTGCCAGCATAGATGCCGTGCATCTTGTTGTCATAGTCGATTTTCTTGATAATCTGTCGCACGCTTTCGTTGAACTGATAGATTGAAAGTTCTCGTGTCCCCTCAAATCCATAGTTGTACTGTTCTGTATTGACGAGCGCAACAATCAACTCCTCAAGTTGAGAAGCGTTTTCTCGGTTGCGCTGTCTGCGCATTTTTTTGCGTGCGCGTTCAATCATGTATTCTTTGGCTTCACCGTTGGCTGGTTTGCGATTATCCTTCTCAAGATGGTGAATTTTCCTGAGCGCACCGGCAATCTGTGCGTGAATGGCTCGGTCGATAACTACCCCTGAACTTTCATCGACCAACACGATGTTCCCGTTCTGCTCGTTTACGGCAGCTTGGAATCGTTTCAAATCAAGGTCTGCAAAAACAAGAGAGGTATCTTGTTCTTTCAGGGTGCCGACCAAAAGAAGGAAAAGGTCATATTCATCAATGGTGGTAAAGTCGATTCCGATATCATCAAGCTGAACCATCATATCAATCGGCATAGCCGTCAGCATCGCCACAATGCTGTAGTACCCATCTTCACATTCCAAGATTTCTCCAACCGTTGGAATCTTGATGTGAATAGCATCATTGATGTCGTACTCACGCCGATAAAGCATATTTCTTGTGCGCATTTATCCGGTCTTCCTGTTGGATGGAACGGGCTTGCCCGTGGGCGATACCCGGTTGAAATCCTTTGCCTGGAATGTCATGACCTTTCCCTGATAATCCGTCACCGGAGCGAACCTTTTTACTGCGTATAAATCCATCTCGCCAAGCCCGTAGTACCTGCTTCCGTTTACCGCTTTGGCAATTTCAGAACACAGCCTGTCCACTCTGACGCCACCCTTTGGCAGCTTCATCTTGCTTTTATGGGTAAAGACCCAAACATACAGAACGGGAATTAAAAAGGTTTTATTTAGCGACTTTTGTACATCCACATCACAGCAGATAAAGGTCTGACCATGCTCAATGGTGTCCGGTACATATTCAAAAGGAAATACCTGTGAATATACAAACCTCTCCGGTTGGTCGCTGTCCTTGTAGTTGTCGTCCAAAAGGCGAATGATTTCTGCATTTGTCAGCAGGTCATCCATCAGTTGGTTCTTATAGTCATAGAACTCTTCAAGCTGCATCAGAACCACACCTTCTTTCCGCCGGGAGTGTCACCGCCCGGTGTTTCTTCGCCATCTTTGCCGGGCTCATCAGGCGTACCTTCCTGCCCTTCTCTCGGGAAGTACTTGTAATAGTTGGCAATGTGCAGTTCAAAGTTATCGGTGTCCTCGGTATTACATTCTGTCAGAACATAATTCAGAACGCCGGTTCCATTGAAGCTTCCGCCAAGCTTAAACGGCTTTGTCAGACGATAGGCGAGAACATTATGAGAGTCATAGTCATCAATCAAGAATCTGCTTTCGCGGTTCAACTGAATAGAGTACTCATCCTTTGCAATCGTCATGGACACTCTGGAGTCACCACGAACGACAATGTATTCGTTGTCGCCGTATTCACCGGTCAGGTATTTTGTTCCGTCTGTGATGATACACCATCGCTCAACAATCGTTCCATCAGCCGCTACCCAACGCAACAGATAATTACACTGCTGCATAGTGCCTTTGGCGTACAGTTCGCTGTTGGCATCCTTTTCTGTGATAAGCCAATAATTGTCCATCCAATGCACAAGGCCGCCGTGCGGCAAATCTTCTCCCGGCATTGTACACAGTGTTTTCATATTCAGATTGTCCGAATTGATAACTGCTAACTCGCGTGGCTGCCCATCTATAGTCAGCTTGTGGTAGGACAGACTTGAAGGAAGCTTTGTGTTCAAAAAGGCACACTCTCTACGCTTTACGGCGTCCCTTTTATTTGTGCCGTTTGCCGCCATTCTGGCCTGATAAGTACTCCAGGGATTCATTATGACACCTCCTGCTGTACGGCATACCTCGTTTTCAGCTTGTTGCAAATCGAAATGGCGCGAAACACCTCTCGCTTTACAACGCTTACTTCGCATTCGGGCGTATCAATCAGGTATTGCAAAATTGCAATCAATGACAGAAGAAGCGGGTCGTCGTGAATTGCTTCGATAAGCTCCTTACACCCAAGCAGTTCCGCCTGGAGACTTCTCATATAAACCTCCAATGAACTTTCTCCGCTTTCCTTAATAGGAAGAATCTTGAAGAAAAGATTTACGAGGGCGCGGAAATAGTTATTCAGCATCGTGGCGTCCATCGGCACGCCCACCGTGGTCTGAATCATCATATATGCAAGTCCGTCAAATCCCCGTGGTTGTACGAATACTCCCTCATCATATTCGTAAAATCCTTTTGAGCTGCTTTGTATGCGTTTCCAATCCGCATCAGCAGTTCGGCGGGGGAATAGGTGGTAAAGTCTCTTGTGTTCAGGACGCTCTCAAGACTTTCCTGCCTGTATGTAAAAGGTTTCATCCACTGTACCAGCATACCCTCGGAAATAATATCTGCCAGCTCATCCAAATCTCCGTCGGCAATATCGATATCAAACTCACGGATAACATCATCGCCGGTAGTCGAGAGGTCGTACTTGCAGATTTTTCTGAAAGCTGCAATGGCTCGCTTCATGTAACCGTCAATCAAAGAGTTGCGCTCAAATACACGCATATTGACAAAATCAAATTCTGATACTTTAGAGAGGAACGCACCTGTGAACACATCATAAGAAACACTCATTCACCGTCACGCTCCTTTATCGTTCCACCAGCTCAACACCAAGACATTTCTCCAATGTGTTAATCACCCGGTTTGAATCGATTTCCTCCTCTGCGATAAGCTGCTTGGCGCGATACGCCACAGACTTCCGCTGTCCCTCCGAGAGCTTAGAAATAATATCCTCAATCTCGCCAACTGGTTTCTTGAACAACTGGTCGAAATCCTGAATGTTCAAAGAGTTCTTGTAATACTGTCTCATACCGAGATAGTCGATAACCCAGTCCTCATCAAACATGAACCAGTTGTTGATGAAATATTTCTTGTTGGAGTTCCTTGCGTTTTTCAATTCGCTCAGCTCCATATCCTGCTCTGCTCCAAAAGACTCCCAGCTCCAACGCTCGCCGGTGCGCTTGCTCTTATAAACAAGCCGTCCCTGGAAGCCGTTGCGAACAGTGATAATCTGATTGGGGTCAATCTCCTTCGGAACCACAGGCTTTTTTGTGGTTTCGGAGACTTCCGCAGCAGGCCGCTCTGCGGCGGTGCTTGTGCCCTCTGCCGGGCTGCGGCGTGTTCTGGGCTTGCTTACTGTTTCGTTAGACATAACATCTCCCTTTCATACATAATGCGGGGCTCGCAAGGAGCCCCGCTTTTGTCTGTTGTCTATCCGTTAGGCGATTTCGTAACGGCCAATACCGGCATTGCCGCCAGCAAGGACGATGCCCATGCCGTACTTCTCGCCATACAGGTATTCCTGCGTCAGGTCACCGTTGGCGGTAGGCTCGCCCATGATAACAATGGGGTCACCTTCGTACACGCACTTGATGGGCTTGTCGTCACCGGCGATAATGGTCAGCATATCGTCTGCCAGCACGAAGTCGGTAGAGCCGACCTTATGACGCTGGGGAGCCACAACGACAGGAGTGCCATAGAACTTACCGGCGTAACCCATGTTGTACAGGTCTTCCTTCGCTTTGTCACCCAGAGGAGTGACATCCAGATTGCGGATTGCCTTCTTAGTGCCGATAATAGTAGCAGCCTTGCCACCGGCAGCAGCCTCAACATGAGCAATCAGGTCGAGCAGTTCGTCCTCATCGTATGCACCAGCGGCGGGGAAGTAGGTCACGCCACCGAAGTCCTGTGCAGATGCATTGCTCCACAGAGCATACACATCGTTGAGCAGCTTCTGACGGAAGGACTCAGCCACCTTGTTGATAAAGTGGTTAAAGTCAACACGACCGGAAAGCACACGGTTGAGTTCTTCGTAAATCTTCACAACCTTCAGTGAAGTGGGAATAGACACTTCGCTGAAGCCGCCAAGACGCTGACGACGGATGCCCTGAGTGCCGTCCGCTGCCTCGGATACGATGAACAGGGTGCTGTCCTCCACTTCAAAGATGTTCTTGTCACCCTCAGCGACATTGCGGAAATCAACCAGTGCGTTGAAATATTCATCGCCCTGCAGACCCTCAACAACGGTGCGGCTGAGGACTTCCTCAATCAGGGTAAACAGACCACTGCACTTGCCGTCACGAATGTTTTTGTAATTCAGAGTTGTGCTGCCGCCATTGGCCTCAATCAGAGCCTTCTGCAAAAGCTCCATAGACTGACCAACGGAATACTGCTCAACATTGCCGTGATAGGCATCGACGGCAATCTTGATGATATCTTTCATTTCAGCCATAGTTATTCTCCTCCCTTCAAATTAACCGCCAACACTGGGGGTAGATGCCGCAGTGGTTTCAGTTTTGCCAATCTTAATGGCATAGTAGGTGTAACGACCGGCTACCTCGACATCCACGCAGGTGCCGAAACCAGTACCAGCAGCATCAATCTTGCCACCAGTACCAATGCCGACCTTGGCGCCCTTGGTGGGAGCAGTACCGCCCACAAAACCCTCTTTGGTCACGGAGAAAATGTTGCGGCTGCGGGGGATATAACCACGCACTGCTTTACCGGCCTCGTTGATATACTCATCGAGATTCTTCTTGCGCTCATCGTACATAACCTCAACGCCAGCAACGATAGCGCACTCATTCAGGTCATCGTCCGCAGTAGCGGCGACAGCCTTCATCACCTCGCGCTCACCATCTTCATATCCCTGAAGCTTGACGATAACGCCGTTTTCAACCTCGGCAGGCTGACCGTCCGCACCATAAAAGCGCAGAGAAACGAGGTCAGCAGGCTGTTTGGTACCGCTCATCAAATCGGTACGGATAACTGTATAAGCCATAATCGACTCCTCCTTGTTGTTTATTTAATTGTGCTGACTGGGCTTAGAAAAGCCATACTCAGCAAACGCACCGCCATAAGGCTCCTGCGTCGGTTCTGCTCGCTGGATGGGCAGTTTGGGGGCTTTGGGTTCATAAGAGAACTTTGCGGTCACGCCGCTTCTGCCACGGATTGCGTAGCATTTTTCCTCCAAAGCGTCTGCCGTGTAGTCCATGCAGTGCTCACGCAGATTTTCAAATGCCTCGACGCCGACCAAGTCTTCAAACTGAGCGAAGACTTCATCCCGCTCGCCCTTGGCAATGGCGTTCTCGGTGTCTGTCTTAAACTGGCGCAAAGTGCCAAGCTCGTTCTCCATAGACGAAATCGTGTCGGAGGCGGTCTGGTACTTCTCCGCCCACTGGGTATCGTTTGCGGTGTACTTCTCAGCAACCTTTGCAAACATACCGCTGATGGGGTCAGCCTGCCCGCCCTCGTCAAACGGGACAAGTGCAAGCTTCATGCGTTTCTTACCGGCAAAATCAATGACCACATGGTCGCCATCCATTGAGTAAGGGAAACCGTAAAGATTCCAGTCCGTGACATCGGTTGCGTACACTTCGGACGCATCCCGGTCATAGTCCCAGAACCAATAGTGAGAATCCATGCCCCAGCAGGTCTCAACCTTTTCTGCCTCCAGAGCGCCAAACAGCTCCTGACGGAACTGGCTTTCCAGGGCAAAGTTTTCAGTACCTTTCTCGGGTTCTGCTGCGGGAGCAGCGGTGGCGGGTTTCAACTCTTCAAACTTAGCCCGAAGCTCTTCCACGGAAAACTCCTCAATGTTGAAGTCAAGCATATCGGCAGTCAGGCCGAATTCTGCCATCAGTGCAACTTTCTGTTCCAATACCTCTTCTCCTCCTTCCGAATAATTTTGTGGGTGTATGCCAACCTCTTGCGAGGGTTGTGCTGTAGTAAACGAATCCTTGAATTCTCGCATCATCATTGCAAGCTGCTGTTTGAAATCATCACATGAGAACATCTCCAACGATGCTGATTCATAGCACGGCTTTGCCGTACCCAAGAGACAAAAGGCGGTAAACTCAAATCGGTCAATAACATATACGCCATCGACCATTCCGCCCTCTTTCACGGTAATCTCCATAGACTCATCCGTGATGCCGTCATCTTTGATTTTGCGGTATGCTTCCTGCCGCTTCCAGATAAGCGCATCCACGCAGAGGTATTCATGCAGGCCGGAGTCATCTTCAATTTCCTCCCACCAATACTTTGCGCTTTCAGGAATCACACCTACCGGCTGCGTGATATTCACAATCCGCATTCCATTATCGTCAGAGACAAGCTCCATATCATGTGACCCGATGGTATCTGATTCCCTGTCGTAGTTGCACACAATAGGACAGTTATAGATACTCGGCATACATCGTTCAAAGGTTTCCTTGCTGATGAAGCTGTTATTGCGGTTTTTCCCGGTGTACGCTACACGGAGAACGCCACTGTCAAAAGACGAATTGCGTTCAACAAGATTGCGTATTCCGGAAGAGAACACAATGCTCATGTTTCTCTCGCCCATATCACAGTTCACCACCTTTGGCTAAAATAAATCCACGCTTTGTGCAAGCGTGGGTCAGAATGTCAGCGTGTCTGACAGTACATATCGAATATCCTCGTCTTCAAAATTCAGATTGCCTGTATTCAAAAACACAAAGATATGTTTCTCGTTATTTTGCCCCAGCATTTCACACCCTTTGGACAGCAACTGGTCACGAGCATTCTCATCAAACACATAAATGAAATTCTCCATATACATACCTCCGATTAGCCCCAGTCGTCAGAGTCTTCTCTGGACTGTTCGCCGGAGTCGGTCAGGTCACCCGTATCCTTCTGCGGAGCGCCTCCCTCATCGGTTGCTGCAGTGCTTGCAGAAGAACTCTGCGTAGAAGAACTCTGCAGCGGCTTAAACCGTTCAGCAAGACCGAGCACATCATTTTCAAGGAAGCTCATGCAATCAACTTCGCTCTGAGACAACCCCTGCGATGCCGCATACATGGAAATAAAAGGAAGACCATACTGACACGCTTTGAGATACATATCTCCCAGCTCTTTTCTGTTGAAAGGACTGCAATCAAGGAATGTGATTTTGAAATTCTTTCCGTACCCCTGATACTGAATGAAGCGGTTGACCATATCCTCAATGCTTTTTACAATGCCAAAGGTAACCGCTTGGTCTGCCTTAATAGAAAGCAGCAGCGCATTTGCGGATGCTTTATCATTGTTGAACAGGAGTGAAGATACACCAGCCGCTGTAAAGAGATTCTGTTCTGCGTCAGAGATGGTATTCGTATCACCAGTATTGGATTTCTCAAAGCTTATCTTGTTAATAGGCATGGGGGAAAGGACACTGCCGATTTCCTCTGGCAGTACGGAATCCAGATTGCGCCAAAACTCTTTGGCCTTGTCCAAATCCATCTGCCATTCGCCGTCATCATTGATACCAAGCGTCATAACCAGCATGGCATAGTTCTCAAGAGTGGTCTTAGTGAGCTTTAGCTGTTTATAATCTTCGAGGTCATACACCTCCCGCAAAATACCTGCGAACGGAGGAATGGCATAATCCAGAATGTCGTTGTTGCACTTGATAGCGAAGGATGTCGGGGAATCCAGCTCTTGCCACTTTTTCTGCCTATTCTTCTGATAAACCTTATACTTTGTCTGGAACTCTGTCGGATAGAACTCCAGATACTGTGAGTGACCATCAAAATAAGAAAAATCGAATGTCACATTCAGCACATTCCCCTCAATGGTCGAGATAGCGCAGTAATCAGCCGGAAGCTGCTGGATGGTGATACTGTCGCTTGTGACCCACAGCGTCCCATAAAAAGTGTCCTCGCGCAAACACACTGTCAGTATTTTAGGGAACTGCGACCGCACATTCATTGCAGACATGGTATTCAAGACCTTTCTGTAATTGCGGTTGACCGATTTCATATTAACGGCCTTCGGGTCAATATGGTATGGAGATACGACATACGCAAAATCGGAAAGGCCAGTGAAATACTGGATGAGCCTGCGGAAATGAGAACTTGCCCCGTAGATATAAGTAACTGCCTTGCGCAGCTGCTTCTCATATCGGTACGGGTCGGTCAGATATGTAGCAATGTCGTCTTTCTTATATAGAGAAAATGTAGGCGCATTGGTGTTGTTGTTCAAATCCCTTGTAATCAAGTGATTGAGTAGGGCGAACTTTCTGGAGATACCAATCATGCCCTCCATATTGGTAGACTTGCCGTTTTCAGAACTACTCACTCAGGTATCACCACCTTTCTATTTTATTTTGGGCGGCTTAAACATGAAGATATCGCTGGAGTTAAACTCTGCCGCCTTTGTGCGGATAAGCTTACTCTCAAGCTGCGCCGCCACATAGTAGTTATAGCTAAGGCTGGAATAGCGGTCTTTCCGCATACCCGCCCGTTCAAAAATCTTTACCCGCCCACCAGACTCGTCATGCTGTAGTTTGACAAGCTCGTCAACCAACAAGGTCGTGTGGATGTACGGCATTTGTAGTCTGACCTTCTCAGCCGGTGAAAGGCTGACATATCCCCTGATTTCAGACAGGATATTTTCCGCCTCATACTCTGTAACGAGAAGGCGTATCTTACCGCTTCGGAAGCCCTCACGCAGCAGGACAGCGCATTCGGAGTTCAGCGCAGGATTACCCTTGATTGCCCAAATTACTTTATCTGCTCCCTTTACCGTGCATCTGTCCGCCATCTCCTGATTATTACAACAGGACAGCGCAGGATAAATTTCGCCGCTTTCCGGGTCAACCATATCACGAACCAAAGCATCATACACGCCCAGGCCAAGTCCTGTGCAGTCCAGCACAATATAGTCGCAATCGAACTCGTCGTAAAGCTTGCGGATAACCAGAGCCTGGTCTTCTGTATGAAGTCCCTCTGAGGAGTCACCATAAATGATATTGCTTGTGTACCTTCCGGATTTGGTTGGAAGCATCTGGTTGATGAACACAGCCGTCGCATCGTTGTTATGCTTTTTGCTGGACATCAACGCAATATCCGCAGATAAGATTCGTTTTTCACCAAGCTGCTTGGGTTGAATTTTGATTTTGTTGTTGCCAAGAAGAACTGAGACCCTCTCGGGTAGCATGGGATATTTAATACGCCTGTTCTTCGAGATAGAGTTGAACTCAAAGAACGAACCGTCAGTGTCGCCAAACCAAAGGGCGTCCATCTCCATGCTCCACTTCACTTCACTGAAGTCAGACTCTGCCATCTGGTCTGCCACATCCTCTTTGAACAGTAGCCCCTCTTGAATTGCCAGCTGATACGGGAATCCACACACAAAGTCCTTTCGCTTATCGTCCAGCATAAATCGGCAATTATCCTCAGCTTTGGTATAAGACCAATGGTCTTTGAAGTAAGCAGAAGAAAGATACAGCGTTTTATTGCGCTCTGCCAAATGCTTGTAGGCGGGATTGTTCAGGTATCCGGGAAGTCTCGGATTCGTCAGGAACTTTCGGAGAATCGTATCAATAATATCCTTGGAGACCATGCGATACTCATCAATCAGCAGAATATTGGCACGATTACCTCGTGCATTATCGCTGGCAGTAACGACCTTAATAAATGAACCGTTCTTAAAAACAATCTGTGCATTGGTCGCATTTATCTTGGTCTGCTTATCGTCAATCTCATTACACAGCTCCGGTGAACATGGCCGCAATTCTGTTTGTATCTTTTCAAGCACATTGATACTCTGACCCCGTGTACCGGAGGCGATACATATCTTTGTACCTGGGTATAAAATACAGCGGATGCAGCAGAAGATTGCCGACAAAAATGTTTTGCCAAGACCTCGACTCGCAATAAAAACAAATGTCGTAGAGACATTCATCATTACCAGCAGAATTTTTTGGAAAAGATGTAAGTCAAGGTGCAGGTAGTCCTTTGCAAACCGATGGGGGTTCGCTCGGTAGTAGGCGCACCATACGGCGGCGCCACTCATAATGCGCTCTTGTCGCGTCACTCAGTCACGCCTGCCTTGTCCGAACTGAAAATGTCGTTAAACATTGTTTCGTCATCTTCGTCCTCATATTCAGGTCGTTCAATGCGCATCTTGGCAATTTCATCTTCATACAGCTTGCAGTATGTATTCTTGATGCCAAGCATTTTGCAAAGGTGACCCAGGAACCAAACCGTGATGTAGCGGACAATTCCGTCCACATCCTTCAGCTCCGGGTCTGGTTCTGGAATGGGCTTTGTGTTTTCCCACTTCCGAATCCACACGCCGAACGGCGTCCCATCGACCGCCGCATCTGCGCCTTCTTTTTTCTGCGCGGGCTTCAAGTTCATACTGCCAAGCAGCGTATTGAGTGCGTTGACATTCTTGTCAATCGCTTTACCCTGCGCACTGTCACGACTGATTGTCGCTTCCAAAATGCAAATCTGTTTATATAAAGACCGTTCGCTCGGTTCCACAACAGGAACGCCGTTTGTCCAGTCCTGGTAGCGCCGCTCAAGCTCTACATAAAAATCAGATGTAAATCCCGCACCCCAGAAATCGACAATCTTCTGGTCAACTGGTGTCTCTTCGATTTCATCCAATGCTTGGGGATGCTCTTGGTAGATGGCGCCGGAGCGCTGACAATCCAATGCATTGCCCTCGGCGATAGTGTCGTCGAAAGTCTTGTCAATATATCGAATCAGATTGGTCTTCCCAATATAATTACGAATACGAGAATTAACGCCTACGGTGCGCTCCACCATATTGTAAATGTCTTCATTCCAATATAGGTCAAGCTTCATACACATCCGGCGCATAGCCTCTTTGTCATCACCAAGAGAATCTCTATACTGTTCGTACATATCCTCTACACAGTCGTTGCAGACAGGCAGATAGCCGGAGCCACGATACATCAGGCTGTGGCTAACAGGGAAATACCCTTTCTTGCGGCTATACGATGTGCCGCATCTGCAGCAGTAAAACTTCTGAGAAGTTTGGAGTAGCATTGAGTCATCTGTCGTCTTTTCAAGCTTTCTGCGTCTCGGGGCGTCTGCCATTTACATCAGCCCCCTTTTATGATTTCCCTCCCACAGCTTAACGGCCATACGCATTTTGTTGCCAGGGTAAAAGCGGGGAATCCAGTGCGCAGGGACATCGACCTTCTCCCCGGTCTGTGGGTTCGGACAGCTTCGCGCCTTGCGTTCCAAAATATCGAAACAACCGAAGTTGTGAATTGAAATTGTATTGCCCTCTTCGAGATTTTCCAAAATAAGATTGGTAAAATCATCAACAATGCTTGTGGCGGCCTTCTTCGTGTAGCCATGCCTGTCCACAAGCTGCTGGATTAAATCGACCCTTTTAATATCCATCCTTGCCTTCCTTTCCGTTACAGGTCTGACAGTGACTTCTGTGCGTCAGACCGAATATCACCATTCTCGTCAAAGTACTGCGAAATCTGTTCCTCTGCGCTCAGGTCTTTATAAACGCGAACCATGTCAGCAGATTCCCACCCGATGATGTCTTGAATGATATTGTCTGGCAAACCGAGCTTGGAAAGGTGCGTTGTAAAGTAATGCCGCAGACTGTGCCAGTAAAAATCTTCACCTGTCATCCTGCTAAAGGTGTTCGCCCAGCTGTTGAGCGTTGTCTCACTCATTTGTTCACTTGTCGTTCCAGCAGGAAACAGCCACTCACTTTCAATACCAAGTTCCGTCCGTTCACGCATCCATGCATCAAAATATGGTTTGAACTTTTTTGCCAGCGTGTAGCAGTAAATGTATTTGCCCAGGCCGAACCCTTTTGTCTGAATCGGCTCACTGGTCTTGTACAACGCCCCGCCGCATACAAGGTTGTCGTCTTTGAAATCGTCAACCCGGAATCGGCAAAGCTCTGCCTTACGCCGTCCACTGCACATAGCGAGAGCCACGGCACAGGCTTTTTTGTTTTGCCCGGAAGCAAGCAGGTCATCAAGTAGCTTATCCAGCGCCTCATCGCTCCACACCGTTTTCTTTCGCACCTGTTGCATAGCAGGGTTCTCTATCTTTCTTACGGTAGAACGGAACCCCTTAAACTCATCTTCATCATCCAAGATGTTCTCCACATAATTGGAGAGCGAGGAAATCGCAGACTTCAATCGCCGCACACGAGCGGGAGAATTACCGTTCTCATTGATGAGCCAATGCTGATATGCTGCGTAATCACGCTTGGAGATTTTCGGGAAAAACTTGTTCCCGTTGTTCTGTAAATTCCAAACCCAGAAAATATCAAGGTCATTTGCATAGCCCGCAATCGTCTTCGGACTGCGCTGCACAGACTGCAGATAGGCAATAAAATCCTGTTTTAGCCGGATGTTTTCCGAGTTGACCTGACTTAAAAGCTCAGGGCTTGTGATTTCGTTTTGCTTTGTTTTTCTGGGCATACAAGCCACCTCACTTTCTATAGAATTAAAAACTGGTTGCGGGCACCGGAGTTGAACCGATTCCTCAAGGTTTATGAGACCTGCGACTTAACCGCTTGTCCTGCCCGCAATATGGTGGGAGAGGTTGGATTTGAACCAACGCAGCCCGAAGGCGGCAGATTTACAGTCTGCTGTAATTGACCGCTCTACCACTCTCCCAAAGTATGGTGAGGTCGGAGGGAATCGAACCCATCGTTACCGCCGTGAAAGGGCGGTGTCTTAGCCGCTTGACCACGACCCCATGTAAAAACTTATATTCTGCGTCAAAGCAAATGCGGCAGGGTGGAGAGGTTAGACGCAGAAGCCGAAAGCGACGCCAAGACTGAAGCTGGCGTTGTGAAAGTCGGCGGCGCCGGAGCTGATGACACGACAGAAATTATTGCTGTAGCCAGAAGAAGGAGAACGCTCCCACCAGATGTTAGCGGAGCCACCTTTGTTCTTCACCTTCGAGTTGCCTGCCTTGTAATATGCGTACTGCGTTCCTTCTCCAGAAACGGAGTAGGTGGTGGAA